AAATACTCCAAGGTTGTAAATGTTTTCGGCTATCGCTTTCATCATGAAAGGTGCAACCATTCGCCCAAGTCGTTCGACTTTTTGCTGGTAAGTACCAGTCAAAATGTAATCATCAGGAATAGACATGATCCTCTTAACCTCTGCAACGGTAAAGGCGCGATTGTCCCAATGAACGGCGTTGGCCGCGCCAATACTGCCGTTCGTCGCCGTTATGCATTGACTTGGCATAGATGGATGCGATTTCTTTAAGCTAAATCTTTTTGGATGCGCCGTTCCAGGCAACATATCAATGAGCAATTTATGAACTGAATACTTACTGATGTCTGTTTCGATCTTATCTTTATCGCTCATAGACAACCCTGTAAAGGCTGTTTTCAAAGTAACAAGTTGTTCGCTTGGTTTGGGATGTAGATTGCCTTTGTAACTAGGATTCCATAAATCATTTCTCACACCCACAAATATTGCACGGCTTCTTGATTGAGGTACACCTAACCATTTTGCGTCTAAAATTTTGCATGAGACCTCATAGCCACAAGATCTAAATTCTCTCAAGATTTCGTTCAGATAGCCTTTTGCAGTTCCTTTGCTTAGTCCAGCAACATTTTCAGCAACGAAAACTTTAGGCATCAATCCCTGCAAAATTCTTGTGTATTCAAAAAATAAGTCCTCGACATTTGCCTGACTGCTATCTGAATATTTTTTAGTCTTTCCCCAACCTTTTTCGCGTGCACCAACAGTAGAAAAAGCAGAGCAAGGTGGCGAGCCATCGAGTAGATCCAATTCACCCTTCGATTTACCGATCTCTCCCAAGATTTGCTCTGGTGTGAGTTTACGAACATCTCCCGGCAAAATAATCGTATCGGGCCAGTTTGCACGATAGGTCGCAATGGCCTCAGGTATGAATTCGTTAATAGCCAAAACTTTGCCGCCAGCCATACGGTAACCAGTCGATGACCCACCGCCTCCAGCAAATAGGCTCACTGCTTCAAATTTCGGTTTGCTTATCGCTGCCGCCGCTTTAATTTCGGCAACGCTTGGAATGATGTAATCACTCATCGAACTCAAACCCGCATCTTGGACATTTTTTTTCAAGCTCTGTCTCATCGACCTCTTTAAAATCATCTGGCGATTCTTTGGCAAAATCTTTACCAAACATTGCCTCTGTAAGATCGTCACCTACAAAACCAGTTAACTCTAGGTCAAAACCTTCAGCATCCAATTCACCAAGTTCAAGTTTGAGCATTTCTTCATCCCAACTTGCATTTAGGGCCAACTTGTTATCAGCGATAACGTATGCCCTGCGTTTAGCTTCGCTCCAATCTCTTGCGACCATAACAGGCACTTCTTTCATTTGCAGCTTGTGTGCTGCAAGTGTTCTTCCGTGTCCAGCAATGATGCCGCCATGCTCGTCAACCAAAATAGGTGTAGTCCAACCCCACTCTTTAATGCTTGCGGCAATTTGTGCCACTTGCTCATCTGAATGAGTCCGAGCATTCCGCGCATACGGAATCAGCTTATCAATTGACCACTTTTCGACTTTATCTGCCGGATTCATGAAAAACCAATCTTTGTTGAGTTGAAAAATCAGCTTTGTCTTGAGGCAAAACTGGTACAGGAATCTTAACAGGCCACTGCCCACTGTCAAGTAGACTTCGCACTGTACGAACGTGTGCAAGAGTCCAGGATTCTTGCCTTTCAGCCTTTGATAGTTTGGAGCCTTGATCAATGTCAAAGTGACATTTCATACATAGTGCGGCGGTCATGTTGTCATCAGCTTTAATGCCCCGGCCTTTTCCACCGCCCCAGTTTGTGTGTGCAGCCTGAACCATAGATCCGCTACCGCAAAGCTGACAATCCAGACTCGCTACTAATTTCAGAAGTTTTTGGCTTCTTACATATTGGTGTTTTTGATACATCTACTTGCTCCATAGTCCAAAATTTATGTGTGTTGGCGCATTCATAACGCCTTCTGGTTGCAAAATTTTTCAATTGGCGAGTGTCTTTGACCATCGTCCATGCTCCACATTCAGGGCATTTCATTGGTGCGACCTATCTTGTGTTCTATTTGTTGCCTCACGGGATCGCCAGATTTCAATGTCAAGCCTTGCGGCTTCCAGTTCCCATTTCAAAGTCTCCTCTGCCTCAATCGCCAAGGCAAGCCCTTTAAGCAATTGCAAATAACTTGGATCTGCATATGCCTCTCGCTCTTGAGCATTGGCAGCTTCAATTCCAAGTTTCAAAGCATCTTTCATCAAAAGAGCTTTTTTTGTCTTGCGGAATTCCTCAAGATAAACCCTCTGTGCTTTGGCCTCGCCAAATGCCGGAGCCTTATCCCGTATTGTTTGGGCAGCATCTTCTGGTCTCATACGATTGCAATCATCCTTAAAGCGGCTTCAGGGCTGTCAATCCTTGCCAGCGTCCCACCTATCCATTGTTGGAAAAAATCAGCCTGAAGCGGCGTTAAACGCTTTTTGGCGGTGGTTTTGACTTCAACCAGAAACGTGTGGTTTTTGTAGCCTACAAGTAGGTCAACAGGTAAACCAATGATCCAAACATATGCCCCAGCTTCGCGTAAAGCCTTAACGATTGCCGCCTGATTTTCATCAACCCTTGCTGCTCTTCTCATTGTTCATTGCCTCGATCAAGGTATTTAGACCATCCTGGCCACGAATTCTCAGTATGTCGTTTTTCACTGAGTCCCACCAAGTCCGAGCCTGAACTTTCCCAAGCTCCAGGACTTTGGCTTGGTAGCGGCTCTTCCATTCTTTCGCCTCGCATTGGGTCATGTAGGTCGCCAGTTGCGAATAATGCTGCGCTGATTTGTTCAAAGCTAAATTTTTCGCCATCTTTTACTTTGTTCAAAAGTTCGTTTGCTTGGTCTTTTTGCATCAATAGATCTCGTCTTTATCGTCATACCACTGCGAAACTTTTTTTGAGTTGACTGGCAGTAGATCAACAAGACTCTTTTTTGGCTTTGAACTATCTTGCCATTGGTGCTTGCTGCACATGGGGCGACTGCCTTCCATCTGAACAGCCCATCTGTTCTGGCATCCCTGCACACTACAAAGTGAGCTGTTGAAATCTTCAGTTTCTGGTGCGCTTTGAGTTCTGAAATTATTAAGTGCCATGGTATTTTCCTTCAATAATTTTTGCAAAGTTGCTTGGTTTAAGTATCCATTCAAGATCAGCCGTGAAAGCCCGACCATCCTTGCTGTTTGTTTTTCCAGTTAAAAATTTAGATTTTGAAACGTGTTGAAAAAAATCAGCCCACCAACCTAGAACATCTTCAGCCTTGATCGGCCCCACTTTTGTCAGATCCAAAGCGACCTCTCGCCAGCGTTGCCTTAAGTACCCTTGCCTTGTTGCATTCCAGACTTCGACCTTGCGCAATGTTGGCAAATTTTGATGATACAAATCAATGACTTCAGAATGCTTGCAATCAGGTAGACCAGCGTCAGGTTCACCCTCTGGTGAACATATATTTATATTTAATTGGTTATTGGTTATTGGTTTATGGTTAGCATGAATTTCTGGTGCTTCCGCATTGCGTTCGTTATGCGTTCGCATTGCAGATGCACCACTCCATCTTGCGTTCGCACTGTTTGAGGCCTTTGCCTTCTTCCCGTGAAAGTCTGCAATCTCTTTGTCGCAACGTGTGTGCCGCCAACCATCATCTTTCAAAACGAAAAAGTGACGGAGGATCAAACGCACTGTTTTTTCATCCGAACGCATAGCAAACGCAATGCTTTCGCAATCGTCAATCAATGGCTTTTCGTCAAGGTAGTATTTCCAAAGCATCCTCAGGTAGATGCCCATCTGGTCATTGCTTAGATGACCAGTATCTTTCAAAAAATCACCAATATGGTGTCGGTAGTAATGCATAAATGCGCCCAGCAACGCCCACTGAAAAGAAACGACAGCAGGTGGTGGGTTCACTTTTCGGCAAGGAGATCAGGCCTTGCCTAGCTGGGTTTCAAAAAATCACGATGTCTTAAACCACTCTGGCTTGATGACCATCAATTGATATAGCCGACCCTCTGGAAGTTTTGCCCATTGGGAAACAGCGCCTCTGGATATACCCAAGAGCCGAGCCAATGCCGCCTTTGTGCCAGCAAGTTCGATAGCCTGTTCAATTGTCATCGGCGCATTTTACTTAACATTTAGATGCTTAGACGATTTATTTTTTTAATCGCTTTTTGTTTTTGATAAATATGTTTATTTTTTTAGTCTGTTATTTTTGCTTAGTTACCTATACAATGTGACCATGCCCTAGCAATTTCGCATAAGGGTCTTTTTAGGAAATGAAATGAAACCTCAAGAACTTTACCAAGGCATCAAGGTTGTAACCAATGACCTTCCAGATGCAACTGTTTACACAGTTAAGGCTGTAAACAACTTCAGTGTCGAATTGCAATACAGAAATCGATCTGGACATTTAGTGCACGCCGGGGTTTTAGATGCTTGCTTTTTAAAACTCCCCACAATCCAACAACTCGTAAACGAATAATCAACCCACGGGGCTTCGGCCCCATCTCAGGAAAAAATCATGGCACATTTAATTGAAAACAACGAAATCTCAGGCAAGGCAGAAATCGCCTATGTAAACGCAACCCCTTGGCATGGCCTTGGTCAGAAACTGACCCCAGATGCTCCCATTGAACTCTGGCGGCAAGAGGCTGGCCTTAACTGGGAGGCGCAAGTAGCTCCGGTTCGGTTTGAGCCAGATGGTGAAGGCGGCGACATTTTCCGAGTCAAAGGCAAAAATGTTATTTACAGAAGCGACACATCGGTTGCCCTGGGTGTTGTCTCAGATCGCTACAAGATCCACCAGCCAGCCGATGTTCTTGATTTTTTTAATACCCTTGTTCAATCGGCAGGATTTTCACTTGAGGTTGCCGGGGCAATCAAGGGCGGCAAACGGATCTGGGCATTGGCAAATGTGAACAAAGAATCAGTGGTTTTGAATGATGATGCCGTGAGGGGTTATCTGCTTCTGAGTACATCATTTGATGGATCTGCCGCAACAGTCGCTCAATTCACCAGCATCAGGGTCGTGTGCAACAACACACTGTCTGCCGCCGATACCGAAACAGCGCCAAGCAGAGTGATCTTGACCCATGGCAAAAAGTTTGACTCCAGTTTGATGCGGGAACAGCTAGGCATCGTTGTAGGTGGCTTTGATGGAATGATGGATAAATATCGCTCATTCGCTCGGCAAGGGGTATCTCAAGAATATGCCAAAAAATTCATTGATAAATTATTTCCAGCCATTTTTGATCCTGAAACAAAAATTGATAAAGAATCAAAAGGCTTTAAGCGTGTCCTGGAGTTGTTTGATGGTGCAGGGATGGGCTCTCAAGAACAAGGCGTATATGGCACACGCTGGGGCTTGCTAAATGCGGTTACTCAATACATTGACCATGAACGTGGTCATAACGTCGACACCCGCATGAACAATGCTTGGTTTGGCAATGGCAATCGACTGAAAACAGAAGCAGAAACCTTGTTGATGGCCTGATGCAGATGGGGCTTCGGCCCTGTCTATTAGGGAAAGTCCTAATAAAAACAGCATAAAGGCTCTTTACATATGTTAAGAATCCTATACAATAACACCATGCCCTGAACTTCTCGGGGTCTTTTAGGAAAGAAACTTCAAAATGACAAACGTTTACGTGGTGATTGATTCTCAAAGCCTGATTGTTGGCGTGTTTTCGACATATGACTCTGCTGTTCGAGCAATGGGCGCTCATCGCATTTCATGCCGCATCTCTGTCGAGCCGATCATTACAAAATAATCATTCAGGGGCTTCGGCCCCAATAATCCCGCAAGGGTCTTTTAAGGAAAAAATCATGGCACACACATTGACAATGACAACAGACACTTTTGACCAAGACAATACTTTCGCAATGGAAGTTCAAGGCTTCAAAAGAAATGTCCGAATCACGGCTTCCTTGCACAAGGATTATCAAAAACAAGGCGATGGCATCTTTTGGGCAATGAAGAAAAGCGCATGCCTTAAGGCTGAGTACACAGCCAAAGATGATGAAGAACGAAATCGCTTGAACAGCATGACCCCATTGGTTGCCAACGACATTGTGATTATTGAAGGCAAGCAGTACAAAACACGGGTCTTGGGTAACTTTAGCGACTGTGCAATTTTTGACCCTATCTAATCAATCAACCGGGGCTTCGGCCCCAACAATCCCGCAAGGGTCTTTTAAGGAGTAAACATGACAGCACTAGAAAATTTTGAACAGCTTGCCGTCAAATATAGCGACAACCAAGCTGACCGCCTCGCCTACCACGTGGGCTTACTTGAGGCTCATATCCGACACCAAGAAGAATTGCTGGCAACTTTTCAGCAAGAATACGATCAAATCATTATTCAAATTCACAAGGAGCAATCATGAAAGTCAAAGTAACAGCACACATCCACTATCGCAAATATGCTTGGGCGCAAGAAGGCGAATTCCAAATTATTTATGCACGACTAAGTGAGGACGAACATTGCATATATATAGGCCAGCAAGAAGTAGAAATTGAAGTGCCGGATAACTTTGACCCAAGACCTGCACAAATTCAAGCATTGATTGATAAGCGTCAAAGTTTAATGTCCGAAACAGAGGCAAGAGTTCAAATAATCAATGACCGAATCAGCAACTTACAAGCATTGGAGTACACAGCATGAAGAACATCGCCACAGCACTGGTTAAGGCTCAACAAGCATTTGGCCCTGCCCTTAAAAGCAGCACAAACCCACATTTTCGTAGTCGGTATGCAGATCTTTCAGCTTGCGTTGAGGCAGTCATTGAAGGCCTTAACGGGGCTGGTATTGCCTTGATTCAACGCACCAGCGAGGACAATTCTGGTGTGACTGTTGAGACAGTTTTTGTTCATGAATCAGGCGAAATCCTGGAGTGCGGCAAGTTGCATGTACCAGCCGCCAAGCAAGACCCGCAGGGATACGGAAGCGCACTGACATACGCTCGGCGATACAGCCTCATGGCGGCTTGTGGAATTGCACCAGAAGATGATGACGGAAATGCTGGAAGCAAAAAAACCACTGTTCCAACACCAGACATAACCGATCACTTGGCGGCAATTGAATCAAGCGCCACCAGCGATGAATTGGCTACTTTTTACAAAGCCGCCCTTGATGCTTGCGAAGGCAATCAATCACTTCAAGCAAAAGTTATTGCCGCCAAAAAAGCAAGGGTCGAACGTGCCAAACAGGAGAAGGCTGCATGATTGAAATGATAGAGCAAGGTACTGAAGGTTGGTTTGCGGATCGGCTCGGAAAAGTCACTGCATCCAGATTGGCAGATGTTCTTGCTAAAACAAAAACAGGTTACAGCGCCAGCCGTACCAATTACATGACCCAACTTGTGCTGGAGCGCATAACGAAGACAAAAGCTGAGTCGTATTCCAATGCGGCAATGACATGGGGAACTGAACAGGAACCTTTTGCTCGGGCGGCATACGAAGCAGCCACTGGACAAATGGTTGAAGAGGTTGGGTTTATACCTCACCCTCACATTGAAGCGTCTGGTGCATCGCCAGATGGCTTGGTGGGTGATGTTGGCATGATTGAAATTAAATGCCCATCGTCCAGTACTGCACTTGAGGTTTGGTTGACCCATTCTCAGAATGGCGATCCAGTGGATTCCAAGTATTACGCTCAGATGCAATGGCAGATGCGTTGCGCTCAAAGACAGTGGTGCGATTATGTTGTCTTTGACCCCAGGATGCCTACAAAGGCTCAATTGTTCATCTTTCGTGTTGAGCGCAATGAAGATTGGCTCAAAAATGCGGAGGCTGAAGTCGTGAAGTTTTTGGCTGAAGTTGATGCCAAAGTGAAGTCCCTTAAAACCATTATTGGAGAGTAAACCATGTCAAGAATCAGTAAAGAAGTCTCGTGCATTACAGGCGAGTACACCAATGCCGCCGGGGAGCGCAAGAAGCGTTACCAGCGCATCGGCTCAATCATCAACACCAAAAACGGTGAGATGCTCAAGTTGGATGTTATCCCGTTGCGTGAAGGCGGTTGGGATGGTTGGGCTTATCTTAATGATCCAAAGCCGCAAGAGGAGCGCCAAGAGCAGCCACGCCGAGCAGTGCAGTTTGAAGATGACATTCCGTTCTGATCATGCACGCCGCCAGCATTGAAAAGAGCGAACGCCTTGGGCGTGTTTTAGATCTGCTGTCTCAGGGTGGAGAGTTCTCCACCCTGGACATTATCAAAAGTGCCAACGTCTGCGCCGTGAATAGCATCGTGGCCGAACTTAGGCAAAACGGTTTTGACATTGACTGTCATCGCCGTGGCGATAAGTGGTTTTATCGCCTTAAAAAATAATTTGTAACAATGCGCTTATTTGTATAGAACCCTATACAATATACCTATGCCACAGCAATTTCGCAAGTGGTCTTTTTAGGAAATCATCATGGCAAAACCGTTAATTCCCACTCACCCAGAAGGTTGGAAGTTTTCAAGCTCTTGCGGCGAGCACATTGTTTGGCGCGCAGGCAAAAACGATTACCGCATCACCTATGGCGGTGATGTTTATGGCACAGCCGAGCAATTTGGTTTGGCCCACGCCAAGGCTCGTCAGCTACAGGCTGAATGGGATTTCGAAATGAGTCAGCCCGCGCATCAACCAGAAAATTTTGGTTTTTCTTGCCTTGACTAATCACCCACGGGGCCACGGCCCCAACAAAGGAGCAAACATGAAACACCACAAATATCACCAGCACTATCAGGTTAAATCCGCAAAACTTAATGGCCGCGCAGAGGCCGCACTTGATCTTATTGTTGCCATTTCAATCGGTATTGCTCTTGCCGCAGTCTTGGTTTATGGGTGGACATTATGAACACTGAAAAAATAACAAAACCACTTATCCCGGTGGGCCATCCTGATTACAAATGGTCATCTGGTGCTGACGTTCAATCACTTTGGCGAAAATATGGTTGGACACCACCGTCTGAAAAAATGACTCCTCCACCTCAATTGCCTGAACAAGAAGCAGCACTCTTTAGGCGAATCAAATGAACAAAATCGCTTTTTCATTAGGAGCGATTAGTTTTTTTGTTTTTTGGGGCGCATTGCTCTGGGGTTTATTTGACCAAAATTGGCCGATGTCAACGGCATTTGCCGCCGTGATCTGTGCAATCAACACCAGCAGATCCAAATGAACTATCAAGCCATTGCCGCAGCAATGCAGGCTGAAATTGACAACAGCAAAACGCTATACATGCCCAACAGCCCAGGCTCTTTTGTGCAAGCCCGATTGTTTAAAGAGTGCTTATGGGAGGAGGCCACTTGGTTTTGGAATCACTATTGCAGCAGGCGCTTTGGTGTTCCAGAACTGGACGAATTGAACGTCAAACTCAATCAATTAGCAGCCCATGAACAAATGCCTCAATGGGGCACGAAAGGAACGTGATGTCACAGGCACAGAAAGTTTTTGAGGCCATCATGAGGACGAAGGGCCACACTGACTTCAAAACGGCAAAAGGGCGTTACACAAACGCCAATTTACATGTTCGCTGGAGTTACTTTCAACTTGGTTGGGAAATGCGCGAGGTGACAAAATGAGCCGCGAAGCAATGAAGCTGGCGCTGGAGGCGTTGGAGTTGGCGCAAGACAATCTGCGCGACCACGGAGACAACTGTTTTCTGCACGATGAAGGCGAATACAACCGATGCTTTTGCGGCAAAGACTCTTTGAGCAATCACCTGCAATCTGTTGTTGAAAAACTTGATGAAGCACTGAACGCTCCGCTGGCAGAGCAGCCAGCACAGCAAGAGCCTGTGGCGTTGTTTAAGTGGCTACCGGAAGGCGCAACCCACATTGGACGCATATCCGTGAGAACTGCGGCTGGTGGATCACTTGCAATGACCACGTATGCTTTCAAGTACGACAGCGAGGTGCTTAAAGTTTACGTCACCGACAACGACAACGAGTACCCCGGCTGGAGAGATGCAAAGGATTGCTTCTTTCACTTGAACTTTCCTGTGCTACCACTCTACACATCCCCACCAGCACAGCGCCCTTGGGTTGGGCTGACGCATGAGGAGGCTGAAGAAGTGTGGAAACGAGTGGAGGCAAGCGATTTTCGTGACGTTGTACAGCCGTTTGCCCGAGCCATTGAAGCCGCATTAAGGAGCAGAAATGAAAACAACAATTGAACTGGCCGAGCAGGTTCGCGGCCCAAAGGGGTGCGACTGGTGGATGACTGATTCAATGCTTGAGCGATTTACTGATCTTGTCCGTGCTGACGAGCGTGATGCGTGTGCAAGGGTGTGCGAATCCAAATGGTCAAATGTCGCTGAACGCATGTACGGCGAGGAATGTGCCGCCGCCATCCGAGCAAGGGGGAACACATGACAGCAACAAGATTCGCGCCGATAGTAAATATTTTCACCGGCCAAGAAATAATTGAGCTTGTGCCTATTCCTGATTTGCCGGGGCGTGGCGCAAAAGGCACAACTCTACATGACGATAAATTCGATAAATTAACTGATTTCAACCAAGCATTGCAAGTGCCTGAACATCAGTTTGGCGGTATCAGAAAAGCATTGCAAAGATATTTAGACAATCACGGGCTTCGGTCAAGCGTATCAATGCGACAAAAAAAAGACTACAAAACAAAGTCTTACAAAATCTGGCTCGTAAATGAACCCCCAAAAGTGGTGATCCTGAAAGCAAAAAAATGAAGTTTTGTAATAAATGCGAAAGCAAAAAAATAACAGATGGCGGCGTGCAAATTAGTTTAAACCGATGGTTATGCGCGAAATGCTGGACTCATTTTGCTCAAAAAAAAACCAGGGCATCAAGCCCTGGTAAGTTCTCAACCCCGAAAGCTGTATGGCTAACAGCATACATAGCATACATCAAGACAAGAAAAGCGCCTTTTCAGCAACGCGCCTTTTGACCAGCCCAGGCAGCACCTTGCCACCGCCCTTTGTCCAAACCATAAACGCCTCGGCTGCACCCTCCCAGTCCTCACGGTTGGCCTTCATCCGGATGGTGGACCGCTGGAGGTTACCTAGCCCAAAATTGAAGGATATAGAAACCAGAGCGTCAAAGCTGCCTTGACGGCCAGCAACAGTGGGAACAAGTCGTAAAACGCCACGTTCAAAATTGCCGACATCATCCGAGAATAATTCCTCGATCTCCTGTTTTGTCCAGACACGGTTGTCCTCCGGTTTCAGTGGGTATTCCTTGCGGATCATGGGAATGTCGGTTCTGCCCTCGGGGCGGACCATGAGCAGTCTGATCTGCTCCTGATAGAGGACATGACCGTAACCGATTGTCCAGATATGAGCAGGGCACAAGTAGGGCTTGTTTCTGCAACCCTCATACTGGTGCATCAGGTCAGCGCCAGCTTTGGACAGTTTCACTTCTTGCTCCAGCTTCGGCTACCCATCCAGTACGCAATAATTCCCGACAAAAGCGCCATCTCATCTTCGCTAAACACAATGTCTGCGTATCGCAGCACATCATCAATACTTGTAATCAGGCCAGGGTTTGTGTATAGGTAGTAGCAAAGAAATGCGTTGATTGCAACCAACTCCAAAACGAAAATGTATGTGATGGTGGGGCGAACCGTGCCAATGTAATTGACGACCCATTTGCTTGCATTACGGACAATCTCTTTGTCATGGTCAAGAGCCGCAGTGACTTTTTCAGCATCTGTCTGCATTGCCACCTGCTCGGTGCGAATCTCCTCAATGTGGGCTTGAGCAGCAAAACCAGCCGCCGCCATTTTTAGTTCTCGCTCGGTCTGCACTTGCGCCAGCGCCAGTTCGTGTTTTTGGTCGGCCTTGTTCTGGAAGTATTCCAGCAGCTTGGGCAGGCCGGAGATCAGCAAGCCGCCGAGGGTTGATAGCAGGGACAGCATTATGAGTTCCTTTGGTTGAAAAGTTGGTAAATGACCGCAGCAAAGTAAATGCAAATGGCGAGTGTAAAGGCCAGAACCCCCCACCAAAACATCTCAATTATTTTGGTCCTTCTGCGCAGCTTGGCGCGGATTTCTTCCTCCTGCGCCTCTTTACGTTGCTTGGCAGCCTGAGCTTGGAACAACCGCCAATCGTCAATCAGCCCCGGCCTACCGTAATAGGTCATGGCTCGTTCCAGTTCAGCCTTCTGATTCTTGATCTGCTCTAGCGCGAAGAATTCTTCAGCATCAGTGTTGACGGTATCGCCAGACTTTTCAAGCAGCCGTTTGCGTAAGGCGGCTTCACTGTCAAAGAGTTGCCCCAACGCCTTGCCAGCGTTCATTATCTCGCCTGAGTTCTGGATGGTCTCCTTGATGACTGCAAATGCTGCGTTAGCCGCCGCGAGTTCAACCAGCATAAGCAGACCTAAAAAACGGAACCAAGATGTAGGCGCACCAAATGACGATGCAGCAAACCCCGACCGCCGCGATGAATGCAACGGCCCAATCTTTCATGTCAAAGCCCAAATATTTTTTTGACAAATTCAGCCGCGACACCCGGCCCAAGCAAGACAGCCGCGATCACCGCATAAAGTAGATATTCGATCTTTGCCATGCGCTTAGAGCCGGACTCAAACGATTTTTGAATGCCCTCGTAGCGATGAGCGCAGACTTGTTCGTGCGTGCTCAATCGTGCCTCTGTTGCGTCGATCTGTTCGCTCATTTTTATCTCAGATGAAAAATGTTAAAAAATTCCCTGGCTGCGCAAATGACCAACCAGTGTTATTGCCGCCGTTTGTGGAGGCGAGTGCAGTCCAAGTGGCCCCGCCTGTTGCCGTTGATCTGCTGATTGACAGGTAGCTGGCAACAACAGCGCCCGAGGCTTTGGAGAGCGTGTGCGATGCCGCAGTGACAGATCCAATGGTCAGGAGCCTTCCGGCTTGACCGCTTGCGCTCCAATTGCTGAACGTGCTAGTTGTTCCAGCCGTGAACAAAATAGATGTTGCGCCCGTGGCCGCATAAGTATTTGTTATGTCGCCAAATGTGTTTGAGCCAACAACAGTCAATGCGCCAGCGCCACCTTGGTTGAGGGTGATGCCTGCATAACTTTTGCCGCCTCCATCAAAAGTCTTTGCAATTGATCTTGTCAAACTTATCGTGCCTGTGCCGCTTACAGTGCCAGTCGATGTATAGGCGAATCCAAAGCTGCCTTGTATTAACAATGTGCCTCCAGCGCCCATAGCCAAAGTCTTAGTGCCGCCAGTCATTGCGGAAAACCCGGAGCCTGTGCCCGAGGTGGTTACTGTGAACCCGTTTAAGTTTAACGTCCCATATGCAAGATCAATAGCAGCAGCAGCGTTGGCATTGGTGGAGTAAGCGTCCAGCAATTGAACTGTGCCCCCAACAGCATTCACAGAAATTTCAAAAGGAATGTTTTTGCCAGCCGTGGTTATGGTTTGCGTAACAGACCGACCAGCAAAAAAAGTGATTCCAGATCCAGAAGTTGTAATCCCTGACCCGAGAGTAAAATTTCCATACATGCTTAATGGATACGATGCGCTAAAGATCAGGGTCAATGCGCTTGTTCTAGCAGAAGCGTTGAGTGTCCCTATGTTCCAACTTGAATCAATGATGACAGTTGAACCAGCGCCTGTGTTGTCAAATATTACCGTGTCTTGTGGCAAAGGAAAGTTGTTAACTGCTGGCGTGCCGCCGCTGGTTGTCGCCCATCCAGTCGCAGACCAGTTATTAGAACCCGCCAAATTCCAATAAACGGTCTTTGCAGCAGGGAACGTGATTCCGGTGTTGTTGCCACAGTCACCGAGGCGCGTGCCTGTGCGTGATGGAACACAAGCAATGTCTTGAAAATCTGTATTGCCGATGACTGTCCATGTTGTGGCGGTCAAAGTTCTTTGGACTCCAGGGGTACTTGACTTAAAAAATAAACGGTTAACCGCAGTTCCACCTGAAGCGGCAAGTGTGGTTGCTGTTAAGTTGCCGCCGAGAGCAATCCTTGCAACCCCTGCCGCAGCAGCGGTGGCAAATGCTAGAGTTGCAATTGTTCCGACTGTCCCGCCGTTATCATTTGAAATTAAATGATTAGGATACTGGCCGTTACCTGTAAAGCTCACAGTGTTATATGACTGCCCTGCGCCAATGAATGAATTGGAATTTGTTGTCAAATTGATCGTAGACGTGCCAGCGTTCATTGTTAAACCTGTGGCCGAACACTGAAAAGTCCCTGTAATCGTGATTGTGGAGCCGTTAAATTGTATTGTTCTTGTGCCGCTTGTACTGGTGAAATTACCAACTTGAACAGCATAATTGCTGGCGCTTGTGGTGAAAGTCCCGTTGGAAATTAAAAGGTTGCTTGAAGAAGTGAATGCATCGCCAAGGGTGAGCGTCCCTCCTGTCGCATTAAAATTCACAGGCCCATTAAAAATTTTACCTGCTGTTATCAGCGTTCCAGTTGCGGTTATGGTTATTGATCCGCTGTAGTTGAATGTCATTCCGGTGGAAAGCGTAATACTGCCCGCCACATTAAGAGCGATTGAGCCTGCAAGCGTCCCCGTAAAGCCTGTGCAGGTAATTGACTTTGCGTTAGCAGTGGCAGTAATGGTGATGGTATTAACGCCCGATGCCGCATCAAAGAACACATCATCCGCAGCCGTAGGCACGGTTTGACCTCCAGCGCCGCCAGAAGTCAGCGCCCATTTAGTCCCCGCCGTTCCATCCCAAGATGCAGTACCGCCAACCCAATAACGTGCTGCCATGCTTAAACTCCAGTCAGAATAGGATCACCGTTCTCGTCAAGAACTAAATTGCCGCTTGCGTCCCGCTGGTACTTTGACGTTTGAGCCGGTGGAGGCGCAGTGACGATAGCAATCCAGTTGTTTACGCGCTCTTGCTTCATGGCCTCAATGGTTGCCTCGTCAGTGTCTTGGTCTACATACAGCGCATCACAAAACTTACCGTGTGGGGTGTCAACGCAAAAATCTACTTTCATAATTTCTCCTTACGCTTGCGTCACAACAGCAAGCACATCCCAACGAGTGTTGTTCGCGTTGTAGATGCAGCCGACATAAGTGGTTTTGTTGATTGTTGTGGTGGTCGGCAATAATGTTCCGATTGCCGTGTAAGTTGCATTCCAAGTCAATGCCCGAGCAGTGCCGTTGTCAAGTAACCGGAAAATCAATTTGTCTCCGTCAGTCGGAGTGCCGATAGGAGCATTGATTGTCAATGCCGCCGCCAACGCTGTGAATGAATAAATGTCGCCCACCGATACATCAGGGGTAAGGGTAGCTGCTGAGGCCGCAACAATGTTCCGAGGGTCAATGCGCTTGTTTGTGAGAGTCTGCGCACCATCAAGAGTCACATCACCAGTTCCAGCGACCAGCGCCCAATTGGTGCTGTCTGCGCTCGGGTCTGTTGTACCAGCGCCTGCAATCTTGCGACGATAAGACAAATAAGTGATTGGTGACCAAACGACAAGCCCTTGCGCGTATGTAGTGCCACTGACCCATTTTGTGACATTGGTTGCTGCTATGGCTGCACTCGCTGCTGCTGTTGCGGCCAACTCAGAGGCCGCTGCCGCAACAGCGTCTGCATTCGCATCCACCGCCAGCGCATTGGCCTCAGTCGCAAATGTCGGCAATGCGCTCAGAAAAGCGTCAGCCCTGCTTGAAAAGGTTGTCGGGTCATCTCGCGTTGGAGGCGTTGGCAATGGGGTAATAGGCATTTCAGTTTCCTTATTTAAACAAGCCCCTCCACCTCAATGCGACACCAACTATGTGTTGGATATGCAATGTCGATGGAAAAGTCACGATAAAAACCATAAACAATCAGGGCAGAATAGTCCGTATTTTCAGACCCAATGTAAACGCTCGGTGTGGCACGCACGCTGGCGAGAATCTGCTGCACGCCGCCGATTGCGCCATTGGACAAAAGGAACTGACCACTCATGCGCTTGGAGTAGGCCCGAGGCACAAATGTGACCACCCCTGTAGTCGGATCTGTGTCTTTACGGCTGTAGTCGATGATCCCAATTGTTGCACCTTGCTCTAGGTCATTCTCTCCGATCTCGTAAACCGTACCAGCGAGAAACTCACCAATTGCCACAGCGCCGCCCGATGCGAGCGACATTGTGATGCGACCACTGGAGTAAGGCGGCAAGTCAGTCAGCACCACCTCACCAAGCTGCACAAAAGGCTCGAAAAAATACATGTACCAGTCGGTGATGATCGTGCCATCAAGATCCACTGTGCGCGTGTAAACTGTCGGTCCTCCAGCGCCATCGGTCATCGTCACCGTCACCGATGTGCCAATCAGCCCAAGCAACGCCACAGAGTTTGCAATTCCTGGCGCGACTGTCACCGTTAATGGTGACGTTGCTTTTGTTGTGGTCGTGCTGATCTGGTTGTCAAACATCGCGTGCTTGTTGTCCGGCCCCGTTTGCGACCAGAACGTCGAGCCGACCACATCAGGAATGTTGCCCGTGTTGCTGTTCACAAGGCTGATGTAATAGTGGCTCCCATAATCAACCATTGCGTCTTTTGCATAGGTCGTGCCCACAAGCCAAGCTGCGTGCGCCTCCACAGCGTTGGACGAGATGATCATTGCATCAGTGATGGTGGTGGGCTTGATGACTTTCATACGGTCACTGTGTCCAGAGGTTGATCGGCATCGGTCTTAACGGTAAGGCCACGAACGTCCCAATTATCCTGCAATTTCACAATCTTGGAAGTGTTCACAGCAGTGGCTCGGGTTTCTGCACGCATCATGCTGACTTCGTCGCGCAGCGCCCGGATCTCAGCCGCCACCTCACCGCCGCCCATCATGCTTGCAGTGGCCGATGCAGTGTAAACCTGCCCAGGAGCGCCAAAGTTAATCAGTTCTGGCCCGTGCTCCCCGACCATCGCCATGCCGCCCTTGTACATGCCGCCCGAGGCAAAACCGCCGCCATAATATTCTTGAAGGGCTGGAACATTGGCTAGAGCATCTGCCGCTGCCTTCGCCAATGCAGCAACTCTTTCAAATGAAGCAGCCGAATTGACCAAACCCGCATTGCGCTCGGCCTCGGATATTTCCATCTGAGTGGCGAGAAAATCTAATTTTGTCGCTGTTACATCGGTCAAGGCTTTGATCGAAAAATCGACCTCGCCCATTGTTTTCAAAATGTTTTCAAATGTCTGTTGAGCAACATAATCTGCCTCTTCCAAACGCTCTTGATACTCAGTATCAGTTTCAAACATTTTTTGCAACACATCAACTTGCGGAGCCGCTTCAATCAAGCCAAACAATGATGTTTGTTGTTCTTTCAGTGTCGCGCTCAAGTTAGCGAATGATTGCTGCACATTCAGCAGAGCAACGAATTGTTTTTGTTCCGTTTCTGGATCGAGGCTTTCGAGCAATTTTCTAAAATCTTCCTTAGTATCAAGCGCCGCAATTTGTGCTGTGTTGAATCCGGCCAAACTGAGTTCTTGCACCAAGTCCTTGGCAGCAAAGCCAAGTTGTTCTTCTTGCGAATAAAAGTTTGCAACAAAACCCTGTGTCTTTTGAACCAGCGCCTCTAGGCCTCCCGCCAAGTCAATAATGCCTTGTCGCGCTGTCACCGATGCCGTTGCAAAGTTTGCGAATGCGCCGCCGAACTCGTTGAGGTAAATGCTCACGTCCTGAATTGCGACAAGTCGTTCTAGTGTTTGCGCAATTGTCTCGCCAGCAATCTGCAATGGCTCCAAGGCCGCTGCGTATTGGTTGACCAATCCTTCTTGGAATTCAGCCAAAGCATCGGCAATTTTTTGATTAATTTGTTCTTCGTTTAAGCCTTGGAAACTGAGTTTGATTTCCTGAGTGAATTTATCAATGGCATTTGCTGGAAGGCCCAAGGCCACCGCATAGTTGCGGGTCTGCTTGCTGATCAGTTCGATGGACTCATCAAACATGGCCTCGACCTCGGTGGATAAAGCGCTTGTTCTAGTTTTGTCACTACGAAAAACACCGCCCTTCATGAAGGTGTAACTTTGACCCTCGATTCCCTCGGATGATGTGAGTGTCCCCTGAATGCCCATGTCTGTCTGTTTGCGTCCGAACAGCCTGTTCACGCCGCCAGCAATCGCACCGCCGATGGCCGCGCCAATTGGACCGCCCAACACCATGCCGATTGCCGTGCCAGCGTTGACAATCCCTTTACCCGAGCCGCTGACTGCGTAGCCGTTGCTGATTGCTCGTCCAGCGCTCACGCCGATCATTGCACCACCAGCATATGCGGCCACTGCTCCAGCGCCCATGCCGAGGCCAGCAGCAGTTTGCCCTGTGCCCATCATCGAGCCAGCGGCAGAAAAAGTTGCGCCGCCTCCTGTGCCCATGACCGTGTTCATGAACCCTGTGCCGAGGTGACTGCCGAAGGTCGACATCGACATCGCGATGCCACTCATCATCCCGCTGCCGCCGCCAGCGCCAGCACCGCCGCCAGCAGCGGCAGACCCTGGCAACTGAACACCCATCATGCTCAACAGCATATTTGCGCCGCCTTGCGCAATGGGTTGAATGATCGGCTTGAGCACCAAGGTCTTGAACAAATTCACAAGCGTGTCTGCAAGGTTTTTGCCAAAGTCCTTGCCCGACTCAAAGCCGCGCATCAGGGCATCGGTCAGGCTTGACTCAATCGACTCGGAGGTCTTTTTGTATTCATCGGCCATGTTCTTGGCCTCTTGCAATACTGTGTTGTTCTCCATCAAGTCAGCACGCTCTCGCAGCAATTTAGCTTGCTTGGCTAACTCCTCATTGCCTTCAAATGTGGCAGCGGAAAATTCAAGATCCGTTGCTGTGGCTCTGAGCACTGCGATTTCGCGTGCAGTAACAGCAGCCTGACCAAGCCGCAACACATCGTTTTGCTCGCGCAACTTTTCATTGCCTTGGAATAATGCTGCTGTTTCTTTTTGCTGCGCATCAACAAGTTGTTCACTGAGTTTGATGATTCTTAATTGAGTGTCGGCCAAGTCTTTGTCAACAGCAATTTTCTGCTCTGTCTTAAGCATCAATTCCAAGGTCGCAGTCAGATTTCGCTTTTGCTCATCGGTCAACTTCAGTGTGCCGTTTTGCAAGTCTTGCATAACCTTTAGGGCTGTTTTTTGACCGTCAGTCAACTTGCCTGTGCCCTCTGACTCAGCAATCATCACCTCGGTTTTGTTTTCAATGCTGTCGATCAGCTTCTTGTAAGCATCTTCGAGTTTGGCAGTCTCGGCTGCCATCTTTTTTGTTTCTTCATTGACTACTGGCGCTTGCGCTTTAAAAGCCTTGCTGGTGGCTGCCATTGTGCTGACAGCCGTGCTGCCGTTGGCATTCCAAGCCTTGTCAATTTCCTCAAGTGAACCTGTCCAGTTGTTCTGCATGTCGGTGGCATATTGCTGACCAATTTTTACAGCACCAGCAAAGTCGCCACGCATCACGGCCATCGCTTGAGCACCAATTGCATAAAGCGTGTCACCAACTGCTTTGAATGCCCCGACCAATGCAACACCGACGATATACAAAGCCTTCAAGCCCTTGGATAAAGCATCGGCAATCACGTTCAGCCTGTTGCCTTCGGTCATGCTGCTGAAAAATTGATCTGCCAAACCTTCAAGAGTCGGCAAAAGTTGTGCAGCGACTTGCCGACCAATGCCAGTGAACCCCTGCCCCATCAAGTCAAGTGTGTCATTGAATCGCTCGGCACGTTTGGCCGTGTCCTCGTCCAAAGTAAGGCCAAGTTTTTTAGCCATCGCATCGAACTCGTCGAGCGCTTCCGCACCGCCGTTCAATAGAGGAATCAGATCTGCACCAGCCTTGCCAAACAATTTGATCGCCAATGCAGTCTTTGCCGCGCCATCTTCGTAGTCTTGGAATTTGTCGGCCACTTCGCCGAGAATTTGCCGGGTGTTTTTCAATGTGCCATCAGCGTTTTTCGTGCTGATGTTCATCGCAACAAAGGCATCATTGCCATCGGCAATAGCCACCGACAATTTGCTCATGCTGGTCTGGAGCGCTCCCGCATCAATCCCTGATTGCCTGAATGCAAGTTGAAGGCCAGCCACCTGCGGCACGGCCACGCCGATCTTCTGGGCCAACTTGGTTGTCTCGTCTGCTGCATCAATCGCGCCACGAATCCATCCGGCAAAAGCCCCGACCCCAACAGTCACGCCCAAAGCACCGAGAGCAACACCAGCAGCGCCAGCGGCCTTGCTGATCTTGCCCATCGTGTTTTCAACGGCGCTTCTGGCCTTGTCCATGTCTTGCTGGAGCCGAACAATGTTCGCCGCCATCTCGATTGTCAACGTGCCGACTGATGTGCTCATTTTGCTTTTACCTGTTGAAATGACCGAAACGCATTGCCAACTTTTTTAGCCACCAGCGCTCGATCAAAAACATTCACTGGATCGCCATAAGGAGGTGGGCAATCTGGATCTTCGCTCTCGTGCAATTGCACCAGATAAGCCCTGGACATGTCTCGCAAAATGCGCAACTCCCACGGTTGCAGCATTGTGCCATGACATTCATTCCAAGCCAAAATTTCCTGTGAACTTAATGCAGACAAGCCCATGCCACCGGAAATCACGATCCCCAGATCTTGCCAATGTGCAATCAGATACTCAGCACCCTCGATTTCAGGCATCAAGGGTTTACCACCGCGCTCGATTATTTCCTGTCCCCTGGACAGTTCTGCGGGTTTTGTTGGGCCTTTGGGTACTCCAGCCTTTTCAGGATGCCGTGGTTTAGTGTTAAACCACGCCATCTGCCTAGCATATAGGGTCAGGTCGTCGTAGACCCCTGCGTAAAATTTGCCCAATCCCCGATGGCCTTGTTGACCTGCTCAGAGATAAAGCCAATGGAGGTGTCAAGGTAGGCCGCCTTGAACATTTCAAAGCCTGATAGATCTTGGTATTTGAAATTGTTAAACGAAACAGTGCAGGCTGCCAAGAATTCAGCATCCAACTCACGCTGTTCGCCATCCTTCATTTTCTTGCCGCCGCGCTTAACGTACTCCAAAATAGCACGATTGCGTACGCCCTGCGCCTTGTTGAATTGTTTGGAGCCTGGGCCATAGGCCGTGATGGTCAGGCGCTCACCTTGATCATTCAGTAACTCGTCGCCAGTAGGGGTTTCGAGTTCAATGATGGTAGTGTCTTTAACTGCAAGGGATGAAATATCAAACATGGATAACCTTTCGCGGGTTGAAAAATTGCCCGTGCCAGAGACAGCCTCACCCCGCGAAAGGCGAGAACTGTCCCCGGTCGGTACGCGTTTTGCCATTTAAGGCAAATTAGGCAAGAACTTCGACGATGCCAACGCCAGTGCTGGAAGGTGTGATTTCAACCACCATCGTTGCGTTTGTGATGGCATCAACGCTGCCCACGCTGACCTTGAACGACATAACCCGAGCCTGAAAATAGTATTTATCCAAGTTCTGAGTTGTGACGCAAAAACTGTAAGCGTTATCGGACAATGCAGCAGCTTTTGCCAAGATCTGGCCTGTGTCGTCAGTATCTAGGCCAAGTTGCAGGGTCAAAGAACCATCGTTCCAAGAACCCTTGTATTTTTGAGTTCCACGGGTTCCAACAGGATTGTGTGTGACCAATGCAAACTCTCGACCAAACTCGCCGAGATCTGTAGTTTCGCCAACAGTGGTGTAACTCAAAGCGTTGTAGCCAGTTGCGTCGAACGTGGCAGGGATGGATGCGCTCAACTTTATCGTTGAGCCAGCAGAGGTGCGAACGGCCATGATTTGTGCTCCTTAAAATTAAACTGCGAGTGATTCAACAATGCCGACCCCGGCGATTGTCGTGGTCATCTCAAGATTGGTGGTGGCTGAGGTGATCGAATCGACCGAGCCAACGCTGACCTTCCAATTCAAAACCTTGGCTTGGAAAAAGTAGCGGTCGCCGTTTTGTGTAGTGACCATGAACGAATAATCGTTGTCGCTCATGGATGCTGCCTTCATGATGATTTGACCAGCATCGTCGGTATCCAAGCCCAATTGAAGCGCCATTGTGCCTTCGTTGAATGAGGCCTTAAACTTCTGTGTGCCGCGATTGCCGACTGGATTGTGTGTCACCAGCGCATAATCTCGGCCAAATTCACCAAGATCAGTGATTTCACCAACCAGAGCAGGCACTGGTGATGCTGTAAACAAAGTGTTGTAGGCCACGGCAGTGTAAGCCGTGGGTTGTGCAGAACTTACTCTCAGGGTTGTCCCTGCGGAGGTGCGAACAGCCATTTCGATTTCCTTTCAATGACGTTTGATGAAAAGCCCGCAGGGATGCAGGCCGAACCGTTTGCCGACTTTATTCATAGTAGGCCAAAAGATAATCCGCAGGCTGCGTCCAGATCCCCGCTTCATTGTCTCTGTCCATTGGCCCCAAAAGGTCAAAACGACAAGAGACAATAAGTTTTCCTGCGACAGTCGAATTATGCTTGAAATCCAACACCGAACGCAATGCAGCATGAATTGCTTTAACTTCGGGAATTGTGACAGCAAGCGGGTTAAATTGGATGCGCGACTGAGCCATTTGAGGGCCAGACGCATAATTCAGGTTAGGTCTTGGGTCAGCATTGATGACCTGATAAACCAAAGCAGGCATGGCCGTATTCTGTGGCAACTGACCAAGCGCACGTCTTGTCCCCACCAATGAAATGATGGACGCATGATTGATCAGCGCCGAAACAATCAATTCCGGGTTCACTTCAGCATCTCCTTGCCAAGTCGCCCACCAACGTAAAGGCGCAATGCCTCCAGCACTTCAGCCGTGCCCTGATCAAATGCGTTGCGCATAAATGGCACAGGGTGAACCCCTGGATGTGTGACGTTGTTGTAAATTGACTCGCCAAATGCCACGGCCTTTTTCTTTCGTGTTGACTTGCCGCCCTTGGTCTTGCCGGGGATTTTGTAAGGCCCACCAACTGAATTTCCAGAGCCAGCAAAAAATGAGGCTGTACCGAATTCGATCATATGCGCATAAAAGGCATTTTTGTCACCAGCAGAAATTGTTGCAGACAAAGCGCCTTTTTTATTGCTTGTTGTGACCTTAATGCTTTTTCGCAATGCACCTGATTTTTTGGGCACAGCATTTCGTGCTCGATCACGGTAAATGTTGGATGCCGCACGCAAGCCACCACGCATGATGTTGGCCTCAATCTTGGCTGGCAATTGGTCAAGCATTTTTTGCAATTCCACCAAGCCTTCAACTTTGATTTCATTGGCCATCGAGCGACCCTTCTGTGCAATCAAAAATGATGTACTCACGATCTTCGTCCAGATCGCGTGCCGCTGTGATGTTGAAAATGCGCCCACCATAATTGATGCGGTAAGCGTCCACGGTCTTAGGTGGCATAAATGCCGAGCGATAACGAACCGCGACTGTGTGCGTCAATTGCGATTCAATCGCCATGCCGCGCATCTTTTCCCTGCCGCTGATCGGTTTCACGTTGGCCCACACGGTCGCCACATCTGTCCATGTGTTCAACTCCTGACCATAGCTGTCAAGCGTTGCTGTGCGACTTTGCACAGTGATCCGTTGATTCAAGCGACCGATGTCCATCACATCCCCATCAAGATCCTGTGTGGTGTCATCAGGCTGACAACACCCAAAGGGATCTCATATTTTTGAACAGACGATGCCGCCTCTCGGTGATCATACAAATGCCCAATGGTCAGCAGCATGGCCTGTTTAAGAGATTTTGGCAGTGGGTAAGGGTTTGGGCTTAGACCATCGGTAAAGCCAGCCGTGAACGTCACGATCACCGCATTAGCAATAGTACCTGTTTGAGGCCATGTTTTGTTTGGCTGTAAAGCAACCTCGCTCGGCTTTGAATAGTTGTCCAGAAAATAATCGCTTGATGAAACAGTTTGCGTTGCATTGTTTGCATCCTTGTAAGTGATGCTGGTGATGGCATTCACAGGCCATTTGTTCAGCACAATCGCAGCACTCGGAAACTCGTCGAGTGCCAGCCTGTAAGTTTGATATGCAATTGCAAGGCCAGTGTAATCTTCAGCAGCCTCACGCGATGCTGTGATTAAAGCCGAAACCAGCGTGTCATCGGGATGCGATGGAGGCGATCCCTCGGTGTCCAAACGCAAATGCAGCCGCGCCATTGCAAGCGTAATTGGCTCAGTGGTCACAGGGCCAACTGCACTCAATTTTCTGACTGTTTGAACCATTTCGCTTGTTCCTCAATGTATAAAGTGGCAGCCTCTTGACCGACCCACTCAATCAGCAATTTTGCATCATTATCACGCACGCCTGTGAAATTTTCATCATGGCCCATGCCGATGCCTTTTCGCCCAGGCAATCCCTTCATGCCGACAACCCGATGGCCTGAAAAAATATGCTTGTCAGGATGCACTTGCCAAAGTGAACAATCAATAAATTGTCTGTTTGGCTGGCACATCTTGCGAAATGTCTCAATCGCTTGGCCGCGCATCGCTGTTGAGCACAAGCTGGAATGAGCCTTGTTGATCATTTCCTTGCCCATTCGCTTTTTCAGATTGTAATACCTTGCGCATGATTCACCAACCAATTCGGCTTTTTCAAGTTCAGCCTCGACAGTCTCAAGCCAGTCTGGAGCATAAAAATCATCATCCTCGATGATGACCAGTTTTTCATCATTTTTGACAACTGACAGACCCACAAGCAAATTTCTGGCCTGTGTATTCTGACCGGGTTGCCAAAATGGTTCAGGTCTGTAAACCTCAACTGACCAAGTACCATTTCCGGGTGTCAAGTCGATTTCTTGCTGCTCCTGACCATCATCGACCACGATCCAACGCACAAAACCTGAATAGGTCTGTTTTGTCATCAGTTTTTGGCAGATTGTCCAAGCCTCCGGCCTGCTGCCTGTCGTGGTTAAAAGTGTCAGCATTGAGCGATTCCAAACACATGCAGCGGCAATTGTCGCGTGCAAAACCCCGGTTCACCGTGATCATTGAGTTTGATTTCAATGTGCCCTGCGTTTTCAGTGACCACGTTTTTGAACCCCGCATCTTCCAGCAAAAGTTTTAAGCCGCTTGGTGTGTATCGGTAAAAATCATCAGGGAAACCGTGAATCGGGAAACTGGTCAGGGTTGTGACCACCAACCAGCCTCCGGGTTGAATAACCGAATGAATCTTTGGCAATGCAAGCCAAGGCCGTGCCACATGCTCGAGCACCTCAGAGCAAAGAACACCAGAAAACCTGCCAGACCATGATGCTGGTGGGCTGTGTATGTCCACCACCTGATCAACGCCGTGCCCCTCTTGCATGTCAACACCAGTCCATTTGCCCTTGGCAAGATCTCGGTTGATGATCCACCAAGTATCAGGGTTTGTCATCCTTGAGCCGATTTCCAGCACATCGTCGCCCAACTTGTCAGCATGGCGCTCGATGAAGTGCCGGATCTGGCCGCGAACGCTATTTAATGGCAAATTCATTTATTGCATCCTCAAGGTTCATGCGTTCAAAACAAGTCAGTGCTGTTTGTCTGCTGCAATTGACAACTCGCACGCCATCATCTTTCAGATCTTGAGCAAGCCTTGGGAACTTGGCTTGCCAAAGGTCATAAGGCTGGCGCTGAGTCAGTTCTGGCCCATGCTGACCGAACCAATGATCTTGCCCATCTGGTGCTTTACTGCAATCCATGCCAAGCAAAATGATTGTCTTTGTGCCCCACAGGTAAGCCAAATTGATGGCCTGATAACCTGAATTGCCGCCCTGGTGGATGATGTCATAACGGCCAAGACCGGGTAAATTTTCCGAGCCTATGCGATGGATGCCGAATTTTCTGGCAGCTTGCTCGTCTTGAGTCCAGAATTCGCCTTTGAAGGTCGCCCTCGCTTTTTCGGCATGGACTCGCCACCATTGGAAATCGCAGGCGTAGAGTGCATCTGCAAATTCTGCTCGTCTGTAGGTGTCATTGATGGCGATTGATGACCATCCTGTGCGGGAAACCGCATCACAATCTTCGCTTGTAAGGCTTGGGCCGCTGGCGATGATGCAGGCAACACGCCCCCACCATCGGCCAGCAGTCCGATCAGTAGGTTTTTTTTGGCTGTTGCCTGTGTGTTTGGGTATTCAATGAGGCCAATGCTGTGCAGATCTTCGGCCACATTCACCGGGACAAATAATCGCTGCTTGCGAGAAATGCTTCCAATTCGACTGTCTGAAAAGTGACTTAATGCCACCACTTCAACTTTTTCCATAATTTTGACCTTCGCGGGTGTGATGAAAAAGAGGGCCAAAGCCCCCTTTTTTGGTTTCGCTGATTAGGCGAAAGTGCCTTTGATAAAGGCTGCTGGACGGTAAACCGTCAGAGCCAAACGCTCCTCGGCCAACAGGGTTGCCATGTTTTTCTTGAAGTTGTCGCCATCTTCATAAGAAATTTGCACAGCAGCGTCCATGCGATCCCAGATCTGAGCGCCCATTGACATTGCGCCGACCAAGAATGTGCCTTCAACGATGGAGTTGGTAGCCACCACACGCTTGCCCCAAACCCGAGGAGCCATTCCATCGACTGGACCCATTTCGCCGCCAAAAATATACTCACCATAAGTAGTTTTCAGCAACTCGATGGCCTCCCAATCTTCAGGGTTCAGCACAATGGTGTCGGCTGTGTACTCAGACAATGCAGCCTGAGTAATGGCCTTGCGCAATGTGTCCAGCTTGGTGTCGCCAGTGGCTGCACGGTTGTAAGCAGTATTATTGCCCGAGGCCAAGATGCCGGAAATGTTGCCGCTAGTGCCGGAACCGTTCAGCAACTGATCTTCTTCCTCCAGTTTGAGGCCGTATGTCAGGCGACCGTTCACATAGCTTTGCAACTGTGGAGCATCGTCGAGCACTTGACGCGAAACAGGGATGAAGTGAGCCAGAGTCACCACAGCAGCCGATGCCAATGTAAACGTGATGCCGGATTCAGGCTTGGTTACGTTCTCACGCGCAGGCGAAACGTATTGAGCACCAGCATTGTTGGTGAACACGTTTTCCTTGGTGAATTCAACCAAGTTGCTGGAGGTGCGGCCAACTGGCAGAACATCACGGATAGTCAAAACACGATTCGGGTTGTTGACGATGCCAGGGATGCGCTGACCAGGAACCAAAGGCTGGTTGTAGCCTGTCGCGTTGATGATGGCAGTCTTAAACTCCATGCGTGCAAACTTGCTGCGACCTTGGGACATGGCTTGGAATGAATCGCTCTTAACGAATTGCTCTCCCAGAGATTGCTCTGCTTGTTGGCCGCTTTCAACGCCAGCAGTCATTTTGCGCTCAAGTTCCAAGCACTTTTCGGTCAATTCACCCGCCTTGGCTGCCAGTTTCTCCATAGCAGACTTGGTTTCAGATTCGACGTTTTTCACCGCAGCGATTTCGCCATTGGCTTTTTCCATCCAAGATTTCAATTCCTTGGTGGTGGCAAGCAGTGTGCCTTGCGTTTCAGCAAGGGCTTTGATTTCATTGATATCAGACATGGTATTTCCTTTAAAGAGTCCGAGAGTTTTGAAGGTTAGCAGCGATGATTCGCTGCAATTCGTCTGGCAGTTTTGATTTCTCAGACTCACTCTGAGAGAAAAGTCGCTTGGCTCGGCTTGCCGTTGCCGTTGCCAGCGATTTCGAGAATCCCCCTGCCTCACGCAGAAAATCCTCAAAATCTTTAATGGACTCGACCAGATCAAGTGCATTTTTGACACTTGACAGATCCACCCTAGCCGAATCATCGGCTGGATAAGTCACAATTGAAATTTCATAAAGTTCGCTGATGTTCTTGATGACGCGAACCACGCCATCATCTTTTTCGACCATTTCAACATCGTCACGGTTGAGGCCATAGCCAATGCTCAAGCCATCAATCGTGCCATGCTGCATAGCTGCCTTGACCTTTTCAGCATCAGACATGCCGGGTGTCAATTCGCCTTCCATCAGCAGACCCTTTGAATCCTCGGCAATTTCAAGCCATTTGCCAACAGGCAATTCATAGGATTTGTGATTGACGAACATTTTGGGCATCCGAGCAGCACCAGACTTGATGCGCTCAATCACGCCCTTGTAAGCGCCAGCCATGATCGTGTCGTTGTAGCTGTCCACGCCGCCGAAAACGGAGGCATAACCGCTGAAGCCACCAGTTTCGCCCTTGGCAAACTTTAGCCCAACATTATCAAGAACAATATTTTTTCGCATCATCATTTTTTCGGCTCCTTCGTCCTGAATTTTTGCCCATTCTTTGTCGGCCCAGGATTTCCCAGGATCGCCGCCCCACAAGGCCCATGCAATCCGGCCTGCGCTCGGGTAGCCATCCTCACCCTGTCGAAACCCCTCGGCCCCTTTATCCACCTGATGCCGAGCAAAGTAGGACACCATGCGCCCGATTGTCTCATCACTTAGGTCTTTGCGGTTTGAAATATCACGCGCACGAGCCACGCCGACCTCTGTGCCGCCGCGACCGTACTCAGCACGCCAGTCCAGTCCTCGCTGTGCTTCTTCGGCCATTGCTTGCGTTGGCACTGGCATATTTATTCCGCAGCAGGTGCTGTTGCACCCAATGAGGCCAAAGGCGCAAGGTTGACTTGGGCTGTCAATGTGTCTGCACCCTCCATCCGAGGCATGTTCTCAAGCTGCCGCCACTCGTTGCGGGTCATCAAGCCATTTTGCACGGCCTTAGACCCTGCATCAAGTCGATCAGCCAAAGATCCGCGCAAGATGGCATCAAGTGAGAATTCGACAGTGTAGATCTGGCGCTGCCCTGCACTGAGCACCCTGCGCTCAATAGACTGTTCCAATCCTTCGAGCATTGGCCGCAATTTGAATTTATAAAAGCCCTCGATCAGTTGGCTTATGCCTGTGCCCCATGTCGTGGTCTTGGCCGTATCATTGATCAGCACAGAGGAGATGCCGAACCATCTGGCAATATCCTCGACCGAGAATTTGCGGGTGTCCAGCAGTTGCAGATCAGCAGGGGACATGCTCAATGGCTCAAACTTGGCCCCTGCCTCAAGCACCAGCAGATCATCATCATTGCCCTCAACCAAGCCACGATAATTTTTTCTGATTGCATCGCGCTGTTCTTCTTTCAGCACCTTGTCAATCATAAAAACGCCTGGACGCTTGGCAGATTTTCTGAATACGTTTGAACTGTGATTTTGTGCGTCGATAGCCACGCCGACAGAATTGCGCATGTAATCAATGCGCGACATACCGATGACACCATTGCCTTTATCGCGCCAGTGCCAAATGCTCGATTCCGCATAAGTGACAATTTGCCCTTCATAGCTGTATTTGTAAATCAGCGACCGATCCGGCAAAACCTCGATTTCAACTTGATCAGCCGACAGCGGCCACATCTCGATAACTTCGCCCAAGTCATTGCGCACCAGCCGAGCATAAGCGTTGCCGCGCAGCAAAAAATTCATGCAGGCATATTGCCAAAATTCCATCGGTGTGTGGCGACGATTCGGGCTGTCATGCAGCAGGGTCCAAAGTGGCGTGCCCCTGGCCAATTCTTTGTTGCCCTGCGTGTCATTGGCCCGTTTGTAAACGAACAATGGCAGGGATGCAATGTTATCGGTCAACAACTCAACAGCGGCCCAAACAGCGCTGACTTGCAGCGCACCGTCGATGCCATAGTCCTTGTTGTTGTCGTAGACACGGGTAAATGGCTCACCGTACTGGATGCCTTCTTGCTGTCCAGTAGAACCGACATTGCCAAACCAGCGCCGCAGTGATTGATAAATTGTGCCCATGTCTTTATCTGAATTTGATTGCCAAGGGTGAACTTAGGTAATTATCAAAATCGCCATCGTCCTCGTCATTATTGGTCATTGCCGCAGCAACGGCCATTGCAAGTGCCACAGCCCCGTCAATTCTACCTGTTGCCTTGGCTTTGTTTAATTTTCTGTTGCCAGCGGCATCAAGTTCAACTCTTGCATTTGCCATACACATGGTCAAAACTGGATGTGCGCCATGCAATAATTGCTCATTTAGCAGCAAAGTTTCGAGTTGATCAACAGCGGGAGCCATATCTTTGAAGCCTTGTCCAAACGGTTCCAATGGTATGTCAAAACCGATGTTTTCAAACTCTTTTTTCAATAAATCAAACCGCCAACGGTCAAAATTTGCTTTTTTCACGTTGCAATCCGACAAAATTTCACTTATTTCCTTCGCTACAAAGGAATAATCGACCGATGCCCCCGGCGTTGTACGCATAAAACCTTGCTCAACCCATAAGTCATAAGGTGCTCTGTCGCGCCTTGCGCGGTCTTTAAGTCCTTTTTCTGGTGTCCAAAAATACGGTTTTACATGATATTTTTTGTCTTTTTCACCGACTAAAACCATACAAGTTAAGTCATTTCGCCCAGATAGGTCAATGCCAACCATAACTTCGCCATCGTAAAAGGCACTCTCGTCTGGATCTTGACTATTGAGCAACCAAATGCCTCGCGCGATGAACGGCGCGACCATTTCGACTCTCTGATTAAGCATCAAATTGCGAAATGTTGGTTCAAAGCTAGGCATCCTTAAAGCCCTCTCAGCTTGTTCTTGTAGATCATCCTTGCTTCGGAATGAACCTAGTGCCGGGTTTGATAATTTCCAAGCCTTGCGATCCATAATCTCAGCATCTTTGGGAGCCTCGTACAAGTGACAAACAATTCTTTTGTCTGCACTTGCTTTTGCATCATCAAGCCAAATGCTGAATAAATCATTGTCGTTTGGCGCTTGTGTACTGATTGCGATCAAAAGTGGCTCAGAGTGTGCGCCCTGACTTGTAATAATTGCATCAATGAACTCTGACTGCGGCCCACGAATTTGTCCAACTTCGTCCAGGATTGCCAGTGATGGTGAGAGTCCATGCGCCGTTCTGCCATCAGCTGCAAGCGCTCGATACTCAACATTGCGAGCAAGTCCGATTAGTTTTTTGCCTGAAGGCACGATTCTGACAAGCGGAATTATTTCAGGCGAGAGATTGATGATCTTGCAAGCTAGGCTGAAAACTAGCGCCGCCTGTTCTCGGCTCATTGCGCCAGAAACAATCTGCGTGTTCAGTTTGGCCTCTGGCCCGACAATGTGCGCAAGCAAAATACCAGCAATTAAACCTGACTTGCCATTTTTTCTAGCAATTGAGAGATAAGCACGCCTTGTTTTACCTTTGTTGTCGTAGACAGCCAGAATGAATTGCTTCTGAAAAGGCTCAAGCAACATAGGCCGACCAACGAATTCACCCTCTGGAACTTTGAGGTATCTTTCAATAAAAGCGATAACTCTTTGACCTCTAGTTAATGGTTTTACAACAACATTTTGTTCCATATCAATGCCTCATTGGCATTGCAAGCAGCGATTCAGCTCCGTTCTCCTTCAAAGCGCCCTGCCTCACGCAGAAAATCCTCAAAATCTTTAATGGACTCGACCAGATCAAGTGCATTTTTGACACTTGACAGATCCACCCTAGCCGAATCATCGGCTGGATAAGTCACAATTGAAATT